TCCGCCTACTATGAGTTCTCCATAGAGTAAAGGCACTGGTATTCCTTGTTTTGTATTATTCTGAGGTCCGTCAAAGAGATAACTATCTCCTGCTTCTGAAGGACTTTCCGGTGTCATATATCCGACAACACCCGACATTGCGAGCCCCACACCAAGTGTTGATATTCCCCAAGCTGCTACTTGTCCATACGTTGCTATAGCCATTTGGGATGCTTGTGTAGTAACTCCAGTTGTATTTGCAACCCCTGCTGCCACTTGTGCTTCTGCTGTTAATGCGTCTATCCAGCCAGGTCCATATATAATTAATATTGCTCCTACAATTATTTTAAATACATCACTAAAACCTGCTCCTGCTGCTTTTGGAGTTATTACTACAATGTCTTTTGGTTTTTCTAACATAACAGAGTAACCATCTTCTAAGAATTCTTCTCCATTAAGTATATCAAAATCAATCCCTTTTTCTGCGCTCTCTACTATATATTGTTTGAATCCTTCTGTTTGACAATCAATAAGTTTAAATATATCACGAAAGTTAGACGTAGCCATATGCCAGTCCGTTCCAAACTTTTCTCCGAGTTCTCCCATTAGCTTAACGTGGGTCATATATTTCTACTCCTTTATCTGGGTATGATACAATTAAATATGGTATCTGTAATGCTTTTGCCGAGTCTTTATCAAGCTTGCTTGGATGACAATCTTGCATATAGTGACTATGGACTATATATTTTATTTTAGAAATTAACTGATACTTGCCTAAAACTTTTGCGTCAATTTCAAATTGATTTTCTTCTGTGGATATATTCTCACAAGGAATATATTTTTCTTCGTTATTTTGCTCAACAATAAGTCCACACATTTCACGAGGTGCCTCGGCAGCTGCCTGAGCAAATATTTCATCGAGAAATTTCACTGAAAATTCTTTGAGCCTGGAAAAGCTCCAAATGGTAATGTTACTGTAGTATTTATTTCTGCTTTTGCTCTTGAAGTTGTTGAAGTAATATCTACAGGTGAAAAACCAAATCGTTTTCCACAAGAAGTTAATGATTTTCCACACTCATCTGCTCTTCTCCAAAAATTATTAAATCCTGGTGCATTTCCCGAATGAGTGACTTTTGTTTTCCAAGCATAAGTTTTTCCACCACTTGTATAAGTAACAATATCATTTAATTTATCGTCTGTGTAAGCATTATAAGTTGTACTATTTGAATATGCTCCTTGATGCACTCTCACTCTATCAAATTTTGCATTTGAATCAGAAGGAGTACCAAGTGATGTTTTTGTTCCTGCTACATTTACTATCCAATATTCTGTTATACTTGCACTTGTAAAAGAGCCATCAGTATTTACTTTGACTGCTGTTCCTGATGTGCTTATATAATCACTTACTGCAAAACTTGTACTTCCTCCAGCTGCTGTATAGTTTGTAAAACTTCCACTTGCAGGAACTATATACTCGTCATCTAATGTAACGTATACTGTATGTTGTACACCATTTACTGCCGATCCAGAGGTAGAGTAATTCTGACGTGTAAACTTACTTTCTCGATGCCAACTACATCCACCACATTTTTCAGATTCGGCTAAGTCTGGGCTTGCTCCAGTATATTCCCAAGGACATGCATTAGATATAATTTCTCTTGCTGGAATCTTTATACCTTGTAAATCAAAAGGAGCAGTTAATTCGTATGAAAGGGTTAGTGCGTCTCTTGCATTTATTTTTGATATTGTCCAAACTTGTCGTGTAAATTCTACTGGAGTATTTCCCGAGCCTGGGTCAGAAGCTTCTCCTTGCAAATACCTTTTTAGTGTTAATCTTCTTATAACTTTTTTACCTAATAAGGCGTCATAATTTGTTGTTCCTATCGCTGTAGAAAATGTGTTATCAACAATTGCTACATTAAAAACAGGTCTTGCGATTGCTCCTGTAGCTTTAATATCAAAACCATCCATTGTAATAGGACAAGGAGCATATGTTCTTAGTGTGCTAGGCGAATTATAGTCATATAGTTGTAAAGAGGAACCATCAGAGTCCTCTCCTCGTGTAAAATATGCAAAAGTTCCATCTGGTTTTTCTACTTCAAAAAGTTCAACAAGTTCGGAACCTGGTGATTGTTTTTGGAAATCACTTACTAGTGTCATGATTCGTAAACTCTTCTAACGGTTGCACTTAAGCTATAAAAATTGTCATACGCCCAAGTTTGATTCCATTGTGAACATACACAGATAATTGTTTCTGTATCAGAACTTTCGTTACTATCTTCTAAATTAAATTTAAAGGTATCTACGCCTTTTAAACTTTCAAAAAATGCTACAAGATTATCAATCTCTGCTTTTGGTCGTGTGGTAAAAGACAAAGTCATAGTTTGGTCTAATATGTTGATTCCGTCTGCTAGTCGTTGCTCGTACCCATCTCCAAAATTTGCAAGCAGTACTCTTGGAGCATTTGATCGTGCAACTCCTTTATCAGGTTGTACAGGCGCAGAAAATCCTGCTATATTTCCATTGTCTGATCTATATATTCCAAATGCCATGATTTATTAATAAGGGCTCAATGAGCCGCCTGGTCGTTGTTGTTTTGCAATTTCTGTTTGTACTGCAGTTGAGATTGCTCTTCCTAGTGCGTACGCTTCTTCTCCAGCTCCTTCGGAACTAGTTTCTCCTGTTGTCATATTTACATTTACGCTAATATTGTTTACGCCTGTTCCTCCAGACATTTCTACTGGTATGCTTCTTCCGTTTGGAAGAGGTACGACTGCCTCTGTTCCGTGAAGTATTGCGGGATAGCCTGAATCTGGTCCGTCTGATACTCCACCTGTTCCAAATGAACGATAGCCAGGAGCTTTCATTATTCCACCATCTCTACCTCCAAGCCCTCCACCTGGAAAGAAAGGTATCTTGCCCATAATTGCGATTGCTGCCTGTTGAGCAAGTACTTGAGCCATTGCTGATAGTATTGATTTTGTCATATTTAAGAAAGCATCCTTTAAATTTGTTGTGCCTTCAATCAATCCTTGTATTGCTGTTGCCATTCCTTGTTCAAAAGAATCTCTAAATTGCATTTCAACTTGGGCTAAAAGATTTGCGGATGTTTTTGCTACTTTTAGTTTTGATTGAAGATTTTTTAGATTTGATTCTTCTACTGCTGCTTGTGTTGCATCGAGTTCTTGGTCAGTTCCTGCTCTTAATCTTCTTGTTTCTTCTATAATTGCGATTTCTTCTTTTAGGTCTTTAACTTGTTGTTCTTTTTTAATTTGTCCTGCAGCAAGTTTTGATTGACCATGAAGAAGTCCCATAAGTTCTGTTTGTGAGTCTCTTTTCGAGTTCAACATTCGTAGTTCCAATTCTTGAAATTCTATTTGTTTTTCTTGAAAAGCCGTTACTAATGCTCTTCTTTGTGCTTCTGCTCGAGCTTCCTCATTTTTAATCTCGGAAGTTTTTTCTAGCAATGCATTATATGCTTCTGTTCCGAGCATTTGCCTTATAGTTGCTGCATCCGTGCCCTCTTTAATTTGGTCGCCTTTAATTAACTCCGGAAACTTATCACTAACATCTTTCATTTTTTCGAATGTTTCTTTCATAGTTCTAAGAGCTGTTGTTGCTCCTGTTAACGGAGTACTTTTAGATACAAGTGATGTCATTCCTTTGCCAAACTCATCTCCTGCATTTTTTATAAGTTGGGGTGCTTTTGAAAAATCTACTAAAGTTTGGATTTCTTTCATTAAGACATTTTCAGGATCTTGCATTTCTTTAAATATTTGTCTAATACCTTCTAGATTTCCTTGACTTTGTGCAGTTTGTATTTTTTCAATAATGCCTTGTAGTGCCTGCCCTTGAGTTGTATCTTTTCCTACAACTCCTATACCTGATTCTAGTTTAGCGATTGCTCCGTCTATAACTGCATTATCTTCACCAGTTAAATTATCTCTTCCCCCTGTATCAAACTTTACTGCTTGGTCTTTTCTAAATGTTGCTATCTTAAATAAATTACTAAAGGTTCTTTTAATAGTTTGTCCAGTTGTTAAACCTCCTGTTGTTTCTTTGCCAAGATTCTCTACATTAAAAGTTGTTCCTAAGTCTAAAGTTTCCATAAGTCTGGCTCTTTTAACTAAATTTGTAAAAGCATCATCAGCTATTACTAACTTATTTGTTACATTTTCGATTTCAGCCGCGGTCTGTCTAAAAGCATCTGCTGTTCTTTCTTGTTCTTCTCTAAATTTTGCGACTGCAGGATCTTCTATTGTTTTAATAAATTGTGCTAATACTCCTACTACAGAAACAATTAGTCCCAGCCATCCCATTAATGTAATTGCTCTCATTGCCATTACACCTGCAAATTTAATAAAACCAAATGCTTTACCGGCTTCTGCCTGCATAAGTTTCATTTCAGCCTTCCATCTTAGTCCCATTCTTTTAAAACCCATTGCACTATCTGCTTCTAATTGTGCATTATGCGCTTTAATTATATTAAGAGATTTGAGAGACTCCATTCGTCTACCTCTTTCATATTTTGAAAACTTTGTTGAGTTTGCTTTTAAAGATCTTTCTAATTGATTTGTTTGTGCTTTAGTGTCTAAATTACCAAATTTTGATCTTCCTTCTTTATTTAATATTTTATTCAGGTTTTTTCTAGCGCCTTGTGCACCCTTTGCTAAGTCCATATCTGGCATTTGTGGAGTAATAGCGTTCATAATTCCAGAACCTAATAGTGCAAAAGCTCCTCCAAGAGCTACCACATTTCCTGCTAGTCCTTTTGCAATAAACTCTGCAACTCCTGTTAGACTTCCTTTAATAGTATTAATTAAATCATCAAAAGCTACTGCAAGTTTATTGAATTCATTGAGTTCTGTATTAAATTCTGCAAATTTATCTTGACCCTGTCCTAATACTTCGTTTGCTACAGCTTGTGTTTTTTCGAAGATGTTCAATTGATTTGCAGTTTTGCCGATTTCTCGCGCATATTTGCTTGTTGCTGTCTCTAATCGTAAAATAATACCTAATTCGTCTAGTAATTCTGGCTCAGCTTTTGTAACACCTCGTACTAATCGATTAAAAGAATCGGTTAAATCTCTGCCCAATGCAATAGAAGCATTTTTTGCTATTTTTCCTAGTTCGTTTAATTGTGCTCCACTTAATCCAGCAGCTCTACCAATAGCAGCTGATTGAGCAGCTTCAGCAAAAGCCAACTGTCCACCTGTTGCATCACGTAATTGTCTTGTGAGAGTTTTTAAGGAGTCTCCAGTTACTGTTGCATACTCCATTTGACCTTGTACAAGTATTCTATAATTTGCAGCATCTTGTAAAAATCTAAAAGCTGCTCCAATGGCAAATACGTTAGCAGCCAAGGTAGCATATGCAGGCACAAGTCCTCCTGTAATGCCCTGAGCCATCTTTGAAAAGTTTTTGGTTGTGTTTGAAGATGCCTGAGCAGCACCTTTTAATCGTCTGTCTGCAGAATGCGCAGAAGTACCTGTTTTATCTAGACTTTTACCTAGTTTATCTGCCTGCTTTTTTGTAAGTTCAATGTCTTTACCGTCTACATTGATCTTAATTTTTATATCATTTTTTGCCATTAGCCTTGTACGTTGATTCCTGGTTTTGCACCAGCTTTAGCTTT